AAGAGTTAATTTTTCATATAGATTAATGTAACAATTTTATAAAATGACAAAAAAAGAAAGAAAAGAATTAGCTAATTTTGTAGATAGGTATAAAGAAATTAATATATCTATTGATACTATGCAAACTACTATTGAATCTTTAGCCAAAAGAAGAGATAAGTTGTTTGAAGAGCTAGATCAAATGAAAGGTAAAGAAAAAAAATTTATGGATAAGCTAATAGAAAAGTACGGAGAGAGTAATGTCACTCCGTATAAATTAATGCAAATCTATGAAGAAGGTGTATGATAATACTAAAAAACATAATTGGAATAATTACCGACCCTAAGAACACTAGAATGTTTCTCTTAGGTGGAATTGTTGTGTTATGTATTTTACTATTAAGGCAATGCCAAGCAACTAATGAAGCTAAAGGAGAAGCGAGTAGAATTGAAAATAATTGGAAAGCATCTCTAGATACAATTGAAAATTACATTGATGCTAACGGTAATGCTGCTGCGGAAATAAGAGCTCTTAATTTAACATTAGAAGAATTAGAAGGTGATTTAGAATATGAAAAAAATAAACCACCTTTGACGGTAATCAAAACCGAGACCGTTGTTAAAGAGGTTATTGTAGAAGTACCGGTTACTGTAGTTGATACTGTTATTGGAAACTTTAATTCTGCATTAACCTTTTCTGATACTGCAAGCTGGGATAAGAGCTCAAGAAACGTAGGTGTAATTGTTCCTTATGAAGTTGATGGTACTAATGTAGATTTTGGTAGTGCCACAATAGATTTAAAACAAAACATTTGGTTATCTGCATCTTTAACGAGAGATAATAAAACAAAGGAGTTATTTGTAAATCTTACAACCGATTATCCTGGTACTACATTTAACAGTGCCGAAGGTATATTGATTGATCAAAAGAGTAAAGCATTTAGAGATTTACAATTACAAAATAGAAAAACATTAGGCTTAGGTTTGCAGTTAGGCGTTGGGTATAATGGACAAAGCTTTGGTCCTTATCTTGGCGTAGGGGTTAACTATACACCAAAGTTTTTACAGTGGTAAATAAATAATTAGAATGGAATCATCTAAGTTTATACAAATATCAGACGGCATCTTATTAGAGTACATCTATACTAGCCAGTCAAACCCAACAGAGTTTAATACCTCTACACACCCAATAGAAATCATGAGAGATGGTCATACGGGTGGTAGTTATCTTTTTAACACTGATGCGGTTTCTGCTGATATGGGTAACTATAGGGATATCTCTGCCGTCGCTGTTAATGAAAATAAAACACAGTATGCTTATTTAGATACGGACATAGGAGTTCCTTATAATGACTTTGATCCACAATTAACTGATACATCAAATCTTTTACAAACTTTTTCACCTAACCTAAATATTGAGTATGATAAAGTTAGAGTTCATTTTATTTCAGGATTTAATTTTACTGGATTTGATGGAATAATATTTGAAGCATTAGTACCAAGAAGAGACGGTGTGTTACTTAATCTTTCTTCGATTAATTTCTTAAAGACGGATACCCCAGTATTTAATCCTGATCCTATACTTATTAATGATAACTTATATGCTACTTATATAGAGTGGAGAGTACCTTCTTTATACTTTATGAATAATTCATTTAACCCTGCCGTGAGTAATGGTTTAGGTTATAAGTTAACTGAAGGCCAAGGATTTTTAAGCACTCCTACTATTACACTTAAGGCGTCTGGGATATATGAAACAATAGTAGATAATGGATATAGCTATTATAACATTGAAGAGATTAATGCAGTTACTATTGCAAATAGAGATGTATACGATGATCTTTATGCACAGGTGATTGAATCCGATAGTGGGGATTATTTTGAATTAAGTGGGGAAGTTACTGGTTCAACTTTTGCTAACTTTATTGCACAACTTAATTCTGCTGGTGGTAATTATGTAGTATTTCATGAAATAAATGTAAGTGAACAAATAGGAACTAACTTTGTAAAAACAAGTACACAAGTATTTACACAAACTACAAATTTTGATAATCCTATTTTATTTAGACCTATTATTCTTAACAGTGCAATCGCCGTTTCATTTAACATTAACTATGTGTTACGATTGTATAACCGAGCTGATAATACACAGATTATTAAAAATGCTAGCTTAAGCTCATTTGATGTTAAGAAGTATGGGAGAAGATTAATGAAGATTAATTTAGGAACAGTACCGACTGTTGCTAATGTTTATAATCAGGTGGCTAAAGATGACGGTTCCAATATTATAGTAAGTAGTGGTGGAGCCGGTAGTAATCCTGGCCAAACATCTGATATGGTAACTGAAAAGCTTGTAGTAAAAACAAAATATGTTACCTCATTTAGAGATAGATTAAATGTAAAGGCTGCAATATCTCCAGCAAAAATTCAAACAATAACAGAAGACGATGGCAGTACAGACTAATATATCCGTAACAAAAACACAAAGGGAGTATTACAAAAAATTCGTATCTCTTAATCCTACAGCAGAAGCTTTACCACAAGGTGATGGTGTAATTAGAATATCGCCATTTGATGACTATATCATATTTACTTTATTTGATGAAACTGGAGAGAACGGGGAAATGGAAGATACGCCTATTGATTTATCCAATGTAGGTACTCTTACACTTGTATTTGTTGGAGAAAATGATGAAATAAGAATTCCTAATTGGACTCAAGTACAGGAAGTTGATCTTTCGCAAGGTCAGGTTTTATTTAGAATTGATAAGGAAAGTTCAAAAAAGATTTTAGCATTAGATAATAAAAACTTTTATATCTCTACTAGAATGGAAGATGAAAGTGGAGTTAGTGATGAGAGTGTTTTGTATACCGGTACCTTTTTAGGTTTAGCTGATGCTGCGCAACAAACACTTACGGCCAAGCTTAATGAACAGGCTTTAGTTTATGCTGAAGAATTATCAAAATTAAAAGCTGAGGTAGATAAACTTAATACCCAGTTATCAGAAATGATAACATTAGACGAAGAACAAATTACAACTATACAGGCATTAGAAGCCTCTAACCTAACCTTAACTAATGAAGTTGCTACACTAACCGAGCAACTAGGTGCGGCAGAATCTGAAATCGTTTTAGAAGAAGCAAAGAATGCTCAACTTAGGGCACGCCTAATGAAAAAGAAAAGGCAACAGGTTTCGGCGATAAGAAAGGTTGCAAAATCTACTTCATCTAAAGCTAAACAGGTAAGATACTTTAAGCAAGCTGCTAGTAATCTTCAGGAATTTAATACTAAAGCTAATAAGGTATCTGAGAGACCGGTTAATGAAGATCCTAGAGATACTGATAGAAGACCTCAGCCTAGTAGAGATATAAGAAGACGTTAATAATGATATTAAGTGCAAGAAATAATCAATTTAAATTTGAGTTTCCTAGAAACTTTATACCTAAGGAAATAGCTGATAAGTATAGACCTTACTTAAATAGAATTCCAGGAGGTCTTATAAAGGAACCTATCGACTATTTTAATTACGGTATACAATCAATGAATTTACCAGGCCCAAGTTTTGATCCAGTAACACAAAATGATTTTCCAGGTAACACTAGAAGATTTAGAACAAGCTTACCTAAACAAGAGTTATTTGATAAAACGCTTACTATTACGATGCAAGCATTTGATGGTTGGGTAAATTATTGGATGGCTGTAGAATTATTTGATTTTTATTATAAGAAAAGTGGTAAGGATCCATTTGTACCTGAGGGGGTAGGATTACAAATGTTAGACGGTGAAGGTAATATATTTGTTACATGCCAATTAAAGGATATGATAATGAACGGAGTAAGTGCATTAGATTTAAACTTTTCCAGTAACACAATAGAATTCCAAACTTTTGATATTGACTTTACTTATAACATTCTGGATATCAAAGTAAATCTTATCTAATATATAAACAAATAGAAAAGCAATGAAAACATTTAAAGATTACCTTACCGAATCAAAAGACGATGTGGTAGACATACAAAAAATTTTAAATGAATCACACGATTTAACCGAAGAGCATGAAGCTGCTATTGATGCCGTTGTTAATAAAATTGTAGAAGAGCATAACAACGGAAAGGATTTAGAAGAAGTCATGGAAGAAATAGTTAATGAAGGTATTTTAGGATCTATTTTAGGTGGTCTTACTGGTTTTGCTTTAGGTAAGGCAGTAGGTAAAGCAATTGCTAAAGTACTAGGAATACAAAAAGGTGCTCTTTATGATTTATTAACCAGTCGATTAGTAGGTGCTGCATTAGGTGCAGTTCTTGGTAAAAGACTATAATCCTATTTATGTGATTTATACAGGTATTGATTTTTCCCTTAACAGTCCAGGTTTATGTGTACAAAACCACGAAGGTGAATATAAGTTTGTGACCTTTTTTAATTATGGAAATCGTATTTGGAATGAAGAGGGTCGTAAAATACCTAAAGCATTCTCAACCCATAAAGAACTTATTGATAATAGAACTATATTAGGATTCCCTTATTATAGACATGTAAAGAGCAAAGACTTTTTACCTAGAGAACGGGAAAAAATGACGGATGGTCAAGCGATAGCCGAACTGATAGCAAATATTCTTATTACATTATACGGAACTAATTCTCACCGTGTTGCTCTTGAAGGATTTTCTTATGGATCCAAAGGTAATTCATTTATAGATATTGTACAATACAATACATTTTTACGAAATGAACTGGTTAATGCATTTGGTGTAGATAAGATATCGGTATTTCAACCGTCTCATGTAAAGAAGACTGCAGGTAAAGGTAATGCAAATAAACACTACATGGTTAAAGCATTCCAAGACGATGTATTAAATGATAAGAATTTAAGAAAAACTAAATTATGGAAATGGACTCAAGGAAAGGACTTTTCAGAAAAGATCCCTAAGCCTATTGATGATTTAGTGGATGCGTATTTTATATTGAATGCAAATAAAGAAAGGAAGTGATCATAGAATACTTTATACTTTAAAACCACCGAATACTTAAATGCTAATAACTAGATACTTTTCTTCCTTCAATTTAGTATATTTTATATATAGAGTTTAGAACTTAGTTTCAGAAAATCATGGTAAAAGCAATAAAAAATAGAATATTTCTTAAAAAAGATGAACAACCGGAAAAAATCGGCAACATTTATGTACCAAAAACTGAAGGTCAGTATGCGCCTCCGTATTCCGGAACAATCATTTCAGTAGGAGAAGATGTTAAAGATAAGGACTATAAGGTAGGTGTTAAGGTATACTTTCATGATTTAGCAGGTACCGAATTTGAACACGACGGCGAAAAGATATTCAGTATCAGAGAAAATGATATAACTGCAATTTTACTATAAAAAATTTCTATTTAGTCTGAAACTAAGTAGAGATATGAATATATAAATAACAAAGGAACTGATTATTCAGGGACTTTTAAACTGGCATTAACAAGGCAAAGTATATTGGCAATTCCCGGGCAAGTTAAATAGGCAATGCTGCGTTATGTCTTAAACAAATAATAACAAAGTAAAATTAAAAAGGCAATTAAAATGGCAAATGAATTCGACATTTTCAGTGTAAGCGTCAAGGACCTTGACACTGGAGACAGACCACAAGCTACTAGTGATCTGTACACACCAAAACCCGATCAGGGGCAAGACGGTACTTACCGTTCATTAATTAGGTTTCTTCCTAATGTTAAAAATCCACGTAAACCTTTCGTAAGAAAATATGTCTATTGGTTAGAAGACCGAGATGGCAATGGTTTCTATGCTGATTCACCTTCTACGGTTGGAGAGAAATGTCCGGTACAGGATATGTTCTTTAAACTTAGAAACTCTGAATCTGCTGTAGACAAAAAAATGTCTGAAGGTTTAAAGCGTAGAGAAGTATTCTATGCATTGGTTCAAATCGTTAAGGATCCTCAAAACAGAGATCTTGAAGGTCAAATTAAAGTAATGAAATTTGGTTACAAGATTAAGACTAAAATTGATGAGGAACTTAATCCACAGTTTGACGAACCTACTCAAGTGTTTGATCCTTTTGAAGGAAAGAATTTTGAATTGGTTATTTCTAAGAAAGGTGGATATCCTAACTATGATTCTTCTAAATTCCAAGGCTCTCGCTCTGCAATGTCTATTAACGGAGAAGAGGTAACTGCTGATGATGCAGGAAGAACTGCAATTTTGGATTACATTAAGGATGCGCCTGAATTGGCAAACTTCGATTACCGTCCTTGGTCTGATGATCAAAGAACTAAGGTAATGGGCGTGTTGGCACAATTTAGTAATCCTGGTGCTTCTATCGAAACTGTAACAAAACCACAATCTACACCAGAACCTGCTAAAGCAGCAGCAGCTGCCGCAACGGTAACTGAAACTGCAACCGCAGAAAAGACCACTGAGGATTCTTCTAAGGGAGATGATTTTGATGATTTCATCAATGGATTAGATCTTTAATTCAATGGGAACAGAAGTAGTAATTTCTTCTGAGATGAAGGCTCGGATTACTGATAAGGTAGTCCGAGTTCTTCATCAAACCCATTCTCATCCAGAAAAAAGAAGGGTATTAGAAGGTAGGGAAAGATTAAATTTTGCATGCCCATATTGCGGTGATTCTGCTGATAACCCAAGAAAGAAAAGAGGTAACTTATATTGGAATGATTTATACTTTCATTGTTACAATTGCTCTGCTCATGAAAGTTTAGATACATTTCTAAAAGATCATAATCTAAATTTTGAAGGTGAGGATAGAATAGATGTTTTAAATTACATTAAAGAAAATCGTAAAAGCTTTTCTTTAGGTGAAAGTTTAGAATTTCATTTATTTGAAAAGGCCAATAACTTAGCATTATCTTTCGATGAAATAGCATTAGGATTTAATGTATATCCAATAAACTCTCTAACATATAGAGCATATCCATATCTTAAGAGCCGATTGCTCCATCATAAAACCGAAAAGTTTGGTTATGATCCAAGGCGTAAAGAACTTTATGTTTTTAACCTAACACAAGATAATAAGATTGTCGGTTTTCAGACTAGAGATTTAGATGGCGGAAACGGCCCTAAGTATAAAACATGGAATATAGAAAGAATTTATGATAGGTTAAAAAGGCCTCTTAATGTATCCGAGGAAGATATGGATTCCTTAAATAAAATATCAATGATCTTCGGTATTTTAACGGCTGACTTAAGCAGAGAGTTTACTGTATTTGAAGGTCCAATTGATTCTTTCTTTATGACCAACACTATCGGTTTAACAGGAGTAAAGAAACAGATTTTAGATTTTGATGAAATACCAACAGTAAGGTATTTCTTTGATAACGATATTGAAGGAAAAACTAAAATGATACAAAAACTAAAAAATGGTAATACTGTTTTTATGTGGGATAAGTTTTTAAAGGATTTTAGAATACCTTCAAAAAAGGTAAAAGATTTAAACGATTTGGTTAAGTATGAATATAAGCATAGGACTGGGTGTTTAAATCGGTTGGATAAATATTTTACAAACAATCATTTAGATTTGATTTTCATATGATAAAAAATTATGATAACTTTGTGACCGAGCAATTTGATGATTTTTATAAAGATTTTGAAAACTCTAAAAAGAGGTTAAAACTATTTACTAAATTTAACAAAATTGATGCTAGTGTAACTGATACTAATTTTACATTGCCTCAACCTAAAAAGAAGTTTCAACCTAAGATTAAAAATTATAAGAAGACTAATAACGATAAAGGAATATTTTAATGGCATTTGATGATACACAAATAAAGGAGGCCAATGAACAGTTGGAAAATAGATTAGCAAATGATAGAGATGAATGGAAGGCTAAGATTAAAGATCTTGTAGGAAAGATTAAAAATATGAATGAGCTATCAGAATGTCAAGTACGAATGTTATCATATAGACAAATTCTTTTAGATAAAGTTACAGATTTTAAAACTACGATATATAAAAGAAATGCAACATGGGACAGATATTACAAAACTCAGTATAGAGAGTATTCTGTTAACTATGATGTTAAATTAACTAACGGCGAAAAACACCAATTCATTAAAGCAGACCTATCGGCTCTTAGGACACAATTAGATATGTTACAATCTCATGTAGATTATTACTATGAATGTATTAAAACATTAGATAACATGGCTTTTGCAATTAGGAACCGAATAAACTTAGATGATAAAGAATTTTAATGGAACTCTCCTTATCGGAAAATAAAAAGTTTTTAGTAATTGATTCATGTACCGAAATGGAATATGAACAGTTAAAGTCTAGTCTTACTAAGAAAATAGAAGGTTGGAGGTTTCATCCTTTGGTAAAGAAAAAGGTATGGGACGGTAACATTTCGTTTATTAAGAGAAACAAAATACCTGCGGGTTTATGGAAAGAAGTAATTGATATTTGTAAAGAATATGATTATCAATTTACTCTTAATGGTATTACTCGGATTTTTGATACTGATATTTCTGAGGATGATTTTAGGTCTTGGGTGGATGAATTTTTTGCTACATCAAATATTAAGCCTAGGGATTATCAAATTGATGCAGCACTAAAGATTCTTAAGTATAGAAGGTGTTTAGCTGAACTTGCAACATCTGCAGGTAAAACTCTTATTTCATTTATGGTCGTGGCCTATATGATGGAACAGTTAGGTAAAAAGAAAATCTTAATGATTGTACCTAATGTTAGTTTGGTGGTACAGGCAACTGGTGATTTTGAAGAATATAATAAAGGCAGAGTACCTATTAAGATACAACAGATTTATGCAGGTGTAAAAATTAGAAAAAGTTCTAATGTGGTTATTGGTACTTATCAATCATTAACAAAAAAGGATGAGGAATACTTTAGCCAATTTGATGCAGTGTTTGTTGATGAGACTCATAAAGCAAAAGCAAACTCTATCCAAAAGATTATGGATAAATGTTGGCATTGTGACTATAGGTTTGGTTTAAGTGGAACTATTCCTAAAAGAGGAACTGTAAATAGACTAAGCTTAATGTCGGCGATGGGGCCTTTGGTTACCCAGATAAAAGCTGCCCATTTACAAGATGAAGGTTATATTGCACAATGTAAAGTTTTACAGATCCACATGGATTATGCAACGAATGACCAAAAAGAAGCATTTTCTTCTCTATCCAAAAATCCTTATGATAGACAGAAATTATTTAGCCTTGAACAAAATTTTATTAATGAAAGTGAAAAGCGTTTAGATTTTGTTTGTCAAGTGGTCAAAAAGTCTACATCCAATTCATTAGTGCTGTTTCATAAAATAGCATACGGTGAAAAGATATATCAAAAGCTAAGATCTATAACAGATAAAAAAGTTTATTATGTAGACGGCTCTGTTAAGTCTGATTTTAGAGAAGAGTTTAAAAAGAGGATGGAAAAGAATGATGATGTTATAATTGTAGCATCTTATGGTACATTTTCTACTGGTATTTCTATTAAAAATATTCATAACATATTTTTTACCGAATCGTTTAAGTCCGAAGTTATAATTAGGCAATCAATCGGTAGAGGTTTAAGGAAGCATCATTCTAAAGATACTGTTAAGATTTATGACTTTATTGATGATTTCCGATATAAAGCCGAAGATCATGACTGGATGAATTACATATATCGCCACGGTATGGAACGTAGAAAAATATATAAAGAAGAAAAATTCCCGTTTGAGGTACAGAATGTTAGATTCTAATATAGAATATCTTTCACATGGGACATGGATATATAAAAAAAGAATCAAAAAAAGATAATTTAAAATGAAACCAATCAAAAAGTTTTCAATGATGGCTACTGCTACTGATTCTGTCAATGAATCTGCAACCGCTAATCATGACGCCGTAATGGATCTTGTTAAAAAGATGGGATATGAAAGCGTTGAAGAATTAAAGAAAGAAAAGAATCTTCTAACTAAATTAGAAGGTTTATTAAAAGACTTCACTCCAAAACAAGATATTTCTGAAGAAGAAATTGAAGAAGATAGAGCTGAAGATATCGAAGCTGAATTAAAGAAAAAAGGTACTCCAAGATCTTTAGAAGGTGAAGAAGGTGAAAAGGAAGAAGATAAGGAAGTAGGTGGTGCCGGCGAAGTTGCTGAAGAAACTGAAGAAGTTGAAGAAGATAAGGCAAAAGATATTGAAGATGAAGTAAAAGCAATGGGCGAGCCTAAGGATTTAGAAGATAAAGCTGGAGATAAGGTTTCTGATGATCCTGCTATTACTGCCGAAGTTCCTGCTGAAGCTGATGAAGTTGAAGATAAGGACGGTGTTGAGGTTGCTGCTGAAGAGGAAGAAACTCCAGCTGCTACTAAAAGAATCATGGCATTTGAAGATTTCATTAAAGAAAAGGAAATCACGGTTAATAAAAATGTTAAATATCACGATGATGATGAAGAGCCAGAAGATTACTCTGTCCCAGTAGCCGAGGATGAAGAAAGCGAAGGCGAAGAAGATGAAAAGAAAGGAAACGAATTAGAAGATAAAGGTGATAAGAAAGTTGATTCTGAAGATGATAAAGAAAAAGAGGACCACTATAAAGGTGCTGTTAAATCTGATGATGCTGAAATAGATGCTCTTAAGAAGGATGTTGAATATGACAAGGAAGAAGAAGAGGATGATGAAGAAGATATGCATCACAAGAAAGATGAATCAAGAATCATGTCATTTTCTAAATTTGTGAATGAAGCATACGGTGTAGAAGAAGCTGAAGAAGTTGATGAATACGGTATGGAAGAAGATGATTACGACGAAGATGAAGAAATGAAAGAAGGTGTTGGTGAAGTAATCACTAAAGTTGAAGGTGATGAAATTGCTGATGAAGAAGCAGGAGATGATGGTATTGCTATCCCAGCAGAAAAAGGAGACGGTTCTGAAACTGCTGCAGGTATTGCAGGTGATATAATGGATATGGGTAAACCAAAAGAGCAACCAGAATCTAAAGGTGAAGAATTGGTTACTAAAGATCAAAATATTACAACTGCACCAGAAACTGCAAAAGACGAGGCTGATGTACAAGGTACTGTTGTAGTAAAGGAAGAAGAGGAAATGGAAGCCGAAGAAGAAACTGAAGAAGTTGCAGAAGGAAAGATTACAGAAAAGGAAATAAAAAATGACGGTGAGTTTAAGGAATATGCAACTGCTATTTTAAAGGATGCTCACGGTGATAAGTTTGATGAAGCTAAAGCAACAGAAGTAATTGACGGTTTACTTTCTAAGTATAAAGGAGATTACGGCGCAATGGTTGGAGCTTTACAATCTACAATGGGATCCTAATAAAAAACTAACCATGAAACATATAAAATTGTTCGAAGAATGGCTGGCCGACAAAAGCCAGCCATTTCTTTTTGAAGGCGGTGCCGCTGGTCATATGAGCCATCCTTACGACGATAAGGGTTTAACTTTTGGTGATTTTAGAAAAATTATTGACGCTGGTCTTAGAGGTGAATTAAACTTTGAAGAAGAGCCGATTGAAAAAACTGATGGTCAAAATCTTTTTGTTACTATGAAGGATGGTAAGGTTATGTTTGCCAGAAATACAGGTGATACTAAAAACCCAATGAGCCTTGATCAATTTGTTTCTAAATTTGAGGCTCACGCAGTTCCAGCCGTTGGTGAAACTTTTGTATTTGCTGCAAAGGATTTAGCTAACCTTCTGTCTAAATTACCTCCAGCTAAACAAGAAGAGATATTTGATAATGGTAAGAACTTCATGAATATGGAACTTATCTATTCCAAAAATCCAAATGTAATTAATTATGATACTGATGTTATACAATTTCATAATGTTACAAAAACGGATGGAGATGGAAATATTTTAGATACTGACAGTAGACCTGCCAAGGAGATTCCGCAAATCTTATCAAAGGTAAAAGCTAATATAGGTAAGACATTTAGAATTATCCCACCTAGAATTCTACAATTACAAAAAGATGTTGATTTTAGTACAAATCAGAAAAAATTCGATAATAAGGTAACTGCATTACAGAGAAGATATGGTTTAGGTGATAGTGATGAGGTATCAAGGTACCATGAAATGTGGTGGAGAGAATTGATAGATGCTGATTTTCCTAATCTATCACAGGATGTAAAGGAAGGTCTTTTAAGACGTTGGGCATACGGAGATAAAAAGACGTTAAATCTGAGATCTCTTGCTAAGCAGATTGGTAAAGACGAGGCTGCTTTAGTTAAGAAGTATGATAAAGAAGATGTTAAGAAAAAGTATAAAGAAAACATTAAACCTTTTGAAGATCTGTTTTTAGAGCTTGGTGCTACAATAATTAAAAATGCTAGCAACTTCGTAGCTGCTAATCCATCCGATGAGGCCCAAAGACTTAGAGCATATTTAGATAAAGAAACAACTAAGATAAGAAAGGGTGGCGGCGTTGATCAGGTTAAAAAGGTTGAAGATCAACTTGCTAAGCTAGACAGAATTGGTGGTTTAGATTCAATCTATCCAAGTGAAGGTATTGTTTTCAGATATAACGGTAAGCTCTATAAACTAACTGGCGCCTTTGCCCCACTTAATCAACTTTTAGGTATAATTAAATACGGTAGATAAAACCTATCCACCCTTATTTTAATCACCTGTATTAAGAGTTAATATTTGCGGTATTTGTATATACTCTGTTAGAAATAGGGTATGATAAAGGATAAGTTTAAAACCTATCCTTTTTTATATAGCTATTAATGCAAAGAATATATAAATTGATAACAAAAAATAAGCAAATGAAAGAGTTAACTCAAATCTATAAAGATGCAGGTAAACAATTAATTGAAGATTTATTCAAAGACTATTTAGTAGTAACTGAAAAACTATCAGGTTCCTCTTTTTCTTTTAAAAAGACTGGAGAAGGTATTACTTTTTATAAAGGGGCAAATCATAGACCTATAAATCTCATTGATAGAACGATGATGGTTTATTATGAAAACCCAATAAGATACATAAAAGAAGTAACTTCTAAAAACATGTCATCCATTCCTGATAACTGGATGTTTTGTTTTCAATACTTTCCTAACAATAGTCCTGGTATTATAACTTATGATAAGTTGCCTAAAAATAATTTAGTACTTAGTCATATAACCGTTACATCACAATCAGGTAAAGTATTAAAGGTTATAGATGATCCTAGGGTACTAAACGATTGGGCAAATGCATTTGGTGTAACTGCACTTCTTCCAATATTTAAAGGTTATCTAACAGAAGACCAAAAGAAAAAAATAAAAGAGTTTTTAGATACACCTAAAGAAGATCATTCTGCTATCTTTAGTACAAACTCATTTGCTGAATATTTACTAAAAATTCTAAATCCTTCTATACAATCTACGACATTACAAAATGATCTTAAAAAACCTATTGAGTCAATAATTTTTAAATTCTATAAAGCCGGCACCAAACAAGTTGTTGCTGCTAAATTAATAGACCCTTATACAATAAATCTTATGAAGGAAAAAGAACCGGTTGACTTAAGAAAAATGCCGGCAGATATTAATGAAATTATTTTATTAGATCTTTTAGCCTTTATTGAAGAAAGAGGAATTAAGAAGCATGAAATATTAGGTGATACTGAAGATATGAGATACATTGAATTAGTATCTAATATATTTAATGATTATGTTACTAAAAGAGGTAAGGATCTAAAAAAGATTGATATTGAAAAGGCTGAATTTGCAAAAGGTGATGAGTTTGATTTAAATGTTGAAATGATACCAAGCCAAAGAACAAAGGATATACTTAATGAAAATCCACAACTTAAGGATCTATTTAAAATAATGTTAGGGTCTTTAAAGAAAAAGAGAAGGAATAGTGGAAACATTATGACACCATCAGTCATTGAAGATTTTAATAAAATGATTTCTAAAGTGATTGATGTTATACAACCAGAAGATGATGGCTCGTTTAAAACCTTTGATGATTATTTAAAAATTAAATCCACCAATGAATCTCTTTTACCTAATGCAGAAGAAATGTTAGTTGAAGAAAAGGTTTTAAATTATAATAAGTTTATCAATTTAGGTAAAGTAATGATAAATGAATTGGATTTTAAAAACAAAGAAGATTTTGAAGATTATAAGAAAGGTCTAAAAAGAGGAATGAATGATGACACTGAAGTAACTATCGGAGGTAAGAAAATGAAAGCCGGTGAAGTTAGTGAAGAACCTAAAAAACTAAAAGGCCTTAGCAGAATTAATGATGTTATTCAAAAACAGATAGATGAGATAGACGATCCGGATCAAAAAGAAAATGCTGAAAAGGTTTTAAAATCAATGGAGGTCATTAATGACCCTGACGCATCAGAAGAAGAAAAAGTAAAACTATTTGGAGAGTTAGTTGAAGATGGTATAATAAAGAAAAATGCAGGAGGTACAAAATTCTATGTAGATACAGCAAAGACAGGGTTATTTAGAAAGGTACTAGGAGATAAGAGTTCACCGGCATCCATAGTTAATGTCGCAAAAGAATATGGCCTGGATAATATAGATCGTGAAAAATCTAATCGTATTCCTAAGAAGGCAATGACTGGTGCTAAATTATTTGGGGATAAAAAATCTCAAACTAAAGTTGGTGTATCTGATGAAGGTGTATCTTTTGATGGTGTTGACTATAATAAACAAAATATTCCTTCTACTGAAGATTTAGAAAAAATATACGGAAGTAAGAAAGAGGCTGAAAAGGCAAAGGCTGCTTTGGAAAAATATAATGCAATTGTTGGGCAAGCACAATCGGCATTTAAAGACCAAGGTGAAATGGAAACATTATCTGCATTTCCCGATACACCACCAACTTCACCAGAAAATAGAACTAAGCTAAAGGATGGTACTGCTGATATAATAGCAGAAGGATTCCAAAAACAATTTGGTGATAAGAAACCAACCAAAGCACAGCAGAAAATCATTGATGATTTTAAAGGTCTTAAAGATATAAAGGATCCTAAAGAATATGAAGAAAAGTTAATGGATGTTACAGGTGCTATGATGTTAGATCCATTCATGAAAACTGGTGCAGCTGATGTAGTTGAAATGGTTTCTTATATGAGTGAATTAAATAAAGGTAATGCTGTGTATATGCCGGCTGCTTCCAATTATCCACTCGGTGACATTATTTCAATATCACCTGAAAAGATTGATTATGAAAAGGATTCACCTGAAGAAATTCAGAGAAAGATTCAATTAATAATGACAGGTGTTGAAGCAAGATCAATTAAGAAAGGTGCCGGTGGTGCATCTGCGTCTGGTGAAAAAACACAATTAAGTGAATATAAAGAATTTACAAATTCACAAGGTCAAAAAATTCCACCAAAGGAAACTAAGGATGACTTAGAAAAAATGTCTGATAAAACTAAAATGTATTCAGGTATTTTTGACGGTACATCTGAGGATACTGAAAAGACTGCTAATGAAATTAAAGATCTTGCTAAAAAATATGATTTTGATTTAGATGATCCTGATTATGTTAAGAGAAGAACTAAATCAGTTAATAGCGCAATTGCATATGTAAAGAAAAAGAATCCTGATATAGATGAAGATGAGTTAAGAGCTAAATATGAAGCTTATTATAACTTAGGAAATGTATATGCATCTACATATAACGAGACGGTTAAATCACAGTTATTTACCAATGAGGTTTGGGGTGTTGATAAAAAGACAGGAAAGGCTACTGTTGATAGAACAGATGGAATTAATTCAATAGCTAAACTTAAGTTTGAATTCAATATTGGCTTTACTGCAACAGGAAGACCTTCTAATCCCGTACCTACGAGATTTAAAAATACTGATGTTGAGGAATCTGAATAAATAAAAAAAGAGTGAAATGAATAACCTAAAAAACATACAAGAGTTTGTAACTGAAAAGCGAGTTACTGTTAAAAGACGGTATACAGAAAAACACCCGGCTAAAAATGTATCTACTGCAGCAAGAGTTCGTAATGCTATATTAGATGCGGTTGCTGATGGTCATTTAACTGAGGATGAGGTTAATACAATTCTTGCAGAAATTAAAGCTCATAAGAGATGGCTTAAAAGAAACTTAGGATTATTTAATATTAGTGAAGATGAAACTGGTGTTAAGAGATATTCATTATCACCTTATGGTCAAAGAGTAAGAACTGCAACTGCACCTATTAATGAAGCATTAAAAGTACCACATAAAAAGCCTGGTATGAAAAAGGTTAATATGTTTGTAGGTAGATTTCAACCTTTTACACTAGGGCATGTTAAGGTCTTTGAAAAAATGTATAAAGAAAATGGTTTACCTGTTGTTGTATTTCTTGTTAGGGGGAAAAACCCTGATCCAGAGAAAAGACCTTTTGACGAAGGTTTACAGCAGGCTATGTTTGCTAAGATGGCTAAACAATACCCATTTTTGGAAACTGCTATCGTTGTCCCTAATGGGGCTATTGATACCTTATTTGCAGCTGCTAGGCCTACATACGAACCTGTAATGTGGGGATACGGTACTGATAGAAAGAAGGCATATGATTCTATGATTAATAAAGATAGATACCGTCAAGAATTAGGCGTAGATCCTGAATTTAGCGGTTATGAAATTTTTAGAACTGATGATAACATATCAGCATCTAAAGTTCGCAATGCTCTTAAAGTAGATGATGAAAAGACATTTAAGAAAATGACACCTAAAAGTATACATGGATTTTACAGAACATTACAAGATATACTTCAACCAGTAAAAGAAAACAAAAAGATGAAAAATTTAAAATCTCTAAACGAACATTCTAATGTCAATGAAAGTGTAGAATTAAATGAAGAGTATATTGAGTTAATGAATATTGATGAACCTCTTAACGGTCTTAAAGCTGCTTGGGAAGATTGGAGAAATGGACCTGCCACTAATTATGAAGATGTACCTCGTGCATATAAAGAGTTAGAAAAATATGTAGCCAAATGGCTTAAGAAAAATTTAAGATAATGCCAGCAAAGAGTAAAGCACAGAGAAGACTGTTTGCTTTAGCTCTCCAATTTAAAAAGGGTGAACTAAAGGCAGCAGATGTATCTGATGAAATAAAAGATTTAGCAAAATTACCTCTAAAAGACTTAGAGGATTTTGCTTATACAGACGAAAAAGGATTACCTGATAAAGTAGAGGAAGAAGCGGTTACCCTTAATCCTAATATGAATGTACAAGGTATGGGTGCCGTGGAACTGCCTGGCAATCCTGGATCTGCAAATTCTTTTGCAACACAAAAAGTCGGTAGCGGAGATGCACCTGAAGGCAAAAAGAAAAAGAAAAAGAAGGTACTACTTTTATCATTTGATAAATTTATGGATCTTTTGAATGCAAAATAAATAAGGTATAATGCCAGTATTACCAAAGTATCAGTTAAAGGAATTATTTGAAGCCGGGGATTTAATCACAGAAACAACTCTTGATGAATTTATTGAGGCATCCTATAATCCTACACTTGTAGCAGGTAGTAATATTACATTAACTACAACAAGTACACCTAGTGGTGATACTATAACAATATCATCTACCGGTGGTGGAGGTGGTGCACCCGTAATAGCTGGTCCTGGTATTGATGTAACCACGGTAGGTACTGACAAACAAATATCTATAAACTTAGATACTGGCCAGACTAACCTTATTATAAATGGTAGTGATGAGCTAACATTTGCAGGTGTTCATATTAAAGATGAAGGATCTGATGTAGGTACATTCCCCACAATCAATTTTATAGGTAATGATGTATTGGCTGAAGATAGTGGAATACCTGGACAAGTAAATGTATATGTTCCTACTCCAACATTTGCTTCAAATTTTAATACAACTAATGGCACAACAAACGGTGAATGTAATTGTAATATAACTTCATTTAATGATACACCTAGAATAAGTAAACCTACAACCGAAGGTTCTCCTTTTAGAACAGGCGGTGGGGCAAATACACTATGGGCAGCAACCAATAATAAACCTGCTTATAATGATAGTGGATCAGGTACGCTTACATTTACAACAGTAGCTTTAGTAACCGGGTTTGGTGGAGATTCAACTATGACAGTTGAAGTTTATGATGCTGATGGTGTAACTGTATTGGAAACATTTACAACACCGGCATTAACAGGTAATGCCACACATACATCAGTTGGTAATAGACTTTCAGTTCAAATAGCAAGTTATCAAAGTGATACATCAAAAAATAAAGCAAAACCAACGATCACAATCAAAGCAGGTGAGGTACTTTCTAATAATGGTTATGACGGCGGAAGATATCATGTAAAGATAACCCATACAACAGATACTACAACTGATGGCGGACAAACATTTAGTTATTTTGGTCCAGATGGAAATACTTTACCACAGTCTCAATCATATAATGCTAATGCGCAAGATGTATTTTTTGATACAGATTTATCTAACCCTCAGATAAACGGATCAATGACAATAGCAGAAAAAACGGGAAGTATAGTAACAAAACATTTAAGCGGGGTTGAATATTATGTAGGTGGATCAAAATTTGAAGTTGACGTAACTGATATTGATAACTTTAATGCAAATACACAAGGTAGGGCTGGTGATAGTGTTTGGAACTTTAGAGCTATAGGTACCGATTATAATTTACCTACTTTATCAATAACGGCATGGAGTCCAGCATACGGCACCTTCACAGGAACAAATTGGCCTGATTTTTATAATGCATCTGATGTAGATTGGGATTATAATGATTGGACAATATCACAAGGTAATTTTAGATTTAGAAATACTGATGCATCAGTAAATGCTCAGGTGTGGGATCCATGGGATGCAGGCACAGCTGTTAATTCAACATCTGCCCGTATTCTTATTGATACATATGCAACAGCAGGTAATTCAAATACTTTAAGAGAAAGGTTTGATGACGAGCAGTATAGATTAAAGAAAGGTGCTTCTTCGTATACCGCTTGGAATTCTACCACGACGCTAGGCACAGGGATTACAGGAACGGGTAATGCTGGCCCGTTTGATTCCGGTTGCGTAGTTGGAAGTAATTTAGTAAGAGCTGATAAATTCTTTAAGGATAATGGAAACTCTCCACAATATTCTTCTCTCACTGGAACATTAGCAGGGTATAAACCAGATTTAAGTGGAACTAATCCAGATTACTCTTCTTATACTGGAACCCCAACATATCATAGGCTATTTGAAACTACTACAAACGGCAGTAAAATTATAACTAGTTTTGAATTAGCTTTTAGTGGTGATTTTGTAAGT